GTCAAATCAAAATCATTACTATGGTTGTTGATGGTGGTGGAACTGCAACAGTTACTCCAGCTACTTTTGCTAATGGAGATAACATGGCTTTTGCTGATGTTAATGACACAGTAATGTTAGCTTGGGCAAACACTATTGGTTGGGTCATTGTTTCTAACAGTGGCGCAGTAGTAGCGTAAGTTAATTAAGTGGCTCCTTCGGGAGCCACAAATAAGGAGACAAAAAATGAGTATGAAATCAGATGTTAAAGCAATTAGAAGAAACACTGATGGAGCAGTCTTCGCAGGAAGAACAAGATTAAGAGGAATTATTCTTGGTGCTCCAAATGTGACTGAAGCAGCTACTGTGACTTTACTAAATGGTGGAGCTACTGGAACAAACTATTTTCAAGCAGATGCACCAGCAGGTGATGTTTTTGCATTTAATATTCCAGAAGATGGAATTTTATTTGAAGATGGAATGAATGTAACAAGTCTAGCTGGAACCGTTACTGTATTGATTGATAAGTAGGAGGCTAAATGGCTAACACTACTTCCGGTACAACGACTTTTGATAAAACTTTTGCGATTGATGAAATCATAGAAGAAGCTTATGAAAGAATTGGTATTCAAACTAATTCTGGATATGACATTAAAACCGCAAGAAGATCTTTAAACATTCTTTTTCAAGAATGGTCAAACAGAGGATTACATTATTGGGAAGTAGCAAATAATTCTTTAACATTAGTTGATGGTCAATCTGAATATACTATGTACAGATCAACATCAGATGGAACTTCTGATGCAACAGCAGTTTATGGTGTAGATGATGTTTTAGAAGCTGTTTATAGAAATTCATCTTCAGTTGATTTTCCATTAACTAAAATTTCAAGAAGTGAATATCAAGCTTTATCTAATAAAACAGATGAAGGAACTCCAACACAATATTTTGTACAACGATTCATTGATAAAGTTACCATTACATTATATCTTACTCCTGGAAGTTCAGAAGCAGGAAATACAATAAACTATTATTATGTTAAAAGAATTGAAGATGTGGGTGATTATACTAACGCTACTGATGTTCCTTATCGTTTTGTTCCCTGCATGTGTGCTGGTCTTGCTTATTATCTTTCTCAAAAACGAGCTCCTCAAAGAACACAAGAATTAAAATTATTATACGAAGACGAATTACAAAGAGCACTAGCTGAAGATGGTTCTTCATCTAGTTCTTACATAACCCCAAAAACTTATTATCCAAATGTCTAATACTGCTTCAGGAAAATTTGCAAAATTTATATCTGACAGATCAGGCATGGAATTTCCATATAAAGAAATGGTAAAAGAATGGAACGGTGCTAGAGTCCATATATCTGAATTTGAACCTAAGCATCCACAACTTGAACCCAAACCTCATACAGCGGATCCACAAGGTTTAAGAAATGCAAGACCTGCAAGAACAGAGCCAGCTGTAGCAAGTATGCTTCCATCTAATCCAATTGGAACTGTAACTAATTCTTCAACAGTGACGATTACAGAACCTTCAAATGGAAGAAATATAGGTGATGTCATTGAACTTAGAAATGTTGATGGATCTCCAGGAGGTCTTTCTTTTACAACTTATGAAAATTCTTTTGTTATTACATCTGTAACAACAAACAGTTTTACCTTTAATTTAAATACAACAGCTGCTATAACAGAAAATTCAGGAGGAGCGGTCGTAACAGCTGGACCGGTTACATTAACACCATGACTTATGCAGAATTAGTAGCTAAAATTAGAAATTACACAGAAGTAGATGCAAATGTATTTGATGCTACGATTGTAGATGGTTTTATATCTGATGCAGAATTTAGAATATTAAGAGATGTTGATTCTGATAATAATAGACAATATGCTCAAGCTGATATTGTTTCAGGACAAAGATATGTCAATACACCACTTATTTCTGATGAAACTTTAATTATAAGATCAGTTCAAATTACCAATTCTACAGGTGGAGCAGATAACTCCAGCCGCGCGTTTCTCGAATATAGAGACGTGAATTTTATATCAGAATACAATGGAACGGGCAGCCAGGGACTTCCTAAATATTACAGTTATTGGGATGAAAATACGATTGTATTGGCTCCAACCCCAGATCAAGCATACAATATGCAGATAAATTATAACTTGAAACCAACTGGATTATCGTCTAGTAATACAGAAACATACTTAAGCAAAGAATTCCCAAATGGCTTATTGTATGCATGTCTTGTCGAAGCTTACGGGTTTTTAAAAGGACCTGCTGATATGATTCAATTCTACGAAGGAAAATATCAACAAGCTCTACAAGGATTTACAGTAGAACAAATGGGAAGAAGAAGACGAGATGAATACACAAGTGGTTCACCTCGACTTCCTAAAACACAATAAGGAGTAAACATGGCTATAACACAAGCAGTCGCAAACGCTTTTAAAAAACAGTTGTTAGAAGGTGATCATGATTTCACTCAAACAACAGGTGATAAATTTAAATTAGCTTTATATGTTTCTACTGCAACATTAAACTCTACTACTACAGCATACACTGCATCAGGTGAAGTTGGAGATAGTGGACAATATTCAGCAGGTGGAGGAGCGTTAGTCAATAACGGAACTTCAGTTGCATCAGGTGTTGCAATCGTGGACTTTGCTGATTTATCTTTCACAGGTGTTACTTTAACAGCGAGAGGAGCTTTAATTTATAATACTTCATCTGCTACAACGAATGCAGCAGTTGCAGTTTTAGATTTTGGTTCTGACAAGACAGCAACATCTGGAACATTTACAATTCAGTTTCCAGCTTTCACAACTTCAGCGGCAATTCTAAGAATTGGTAACGCATAAGGAGTAACTCCTTATGGCCAATATTGGATGGAATGCTGATCTAGCCTGGGGTGCGAACTCTTGGGGAGATCTTTCTGACGTTTCCGTAAGCTTAACAGGTATTGGTTTAAATGTTGCACAAGCTAGTGTAACCACTACAGAAGAATTAAACGCAGGTTGGGGAAGAGAAACCGGTTGGGGTACGCTTGACTGGGGTGATAATAGTTTATCTGTTCAAATTCCACTTACCGGTCAACAACTTAATATTGCTCAAGGTAATGAAGCTACACAAATTGATGTTACACCAAACATCAGTGGTGAAGCATTAAATTCTGCATTAGGTGCGGTTGATCCAGAACCTGATGAATCATTGGTGGGTCAACAAGTCAATCTTGCACTTGCAAGTGTCACTGCATTTACAGATGCTTCATTTAGTATTACAGGATTAGGTTTAACCATTGCTCAAGGTGATGAAGAAGTTGATAATAACACTTTTGCTACACCTTCGGGTGAACAACTCAATACCAATACAGGAACTCCAGTTGTTGGTGGTATTGCAAGAATATTCCCAACAGGTGTTGAAGCAGGTATCTTTGAACCGGGTAATGTATCCTTTAGTATTAGTGGAAGTGTTTTAATTAATAATGATGTATTACCAACATTTACAGCTGAAGGTGATGCTCAATTATCTACAGCTCAGGCTAAATTTGGACCTTCATCTTTATTACTTGACGGTACAGGAGACTTTGTACAATCAAACGCAAGTGATGTTGTTCAAAATAATTTTACAATTGAATTTTTTGCATATGCTTCTAACTTTGCACAAAACGCATATCTATGGGATAACTCTTTATCTAGTCAAGGTTTTGCAGTTTCAATTACATCAGTTGGACAGTTAAGATTAATTCAAGATAATACAATTCTTCAACAAACAAGCTCACCTAGTTTAAATAATAATCAATGGAATCATTTTGCATTAGTACAAAATGGAAGTCTTTTAACTTTATATATTAACGGAGCTGCTAAACTTCAGCATGTTACAGGAGGAGATAGCTATCCAGGTCAATCTTATAAGATAGGAGCAAACGAAGGTGAGACTCAATTCTTTAATGGTTATATAGATGAATTTAGATCTTCAGACATTGCAAGATATACAACAACCTTCACACCTCCTACTTCAGCATTTACGGCAGATGGAAACACTGTTTCTTTACTTCATTTTGATGGTGCAAACGGTTCTACTAATATCGTTAATGCGACAGGTTCTGAAATACCTAGACTTGCTTTAGGGGTAAATCAAGGTCAAGCTCAATTAGAGGCCTTAACTGTTGTAGAAGTATCTGGACAACAACTCAATACAACAACAGGAACATTAGGATTTAAATCATCTGGTTCTGTAGAATTAACAGGAAATCAGATAAATGTAGCTCTAGGAGACGAGAATATTCAATCATGGCAAATAGTTGACACAGGCACAACTGTAGCTTATACTGAAGTTTCTACCGGATCTAGTGTCTCTTGGAATGACATTGACACAGCCGCATAAATTTTATAAAAATACAATAAATTAAGGATTTAAAAAATGGCATCAAGTTATTCTACTGACCTCAAACTAGAATTAATGGTGACTGGTGAAAAAGCTGGTCAATGGGGTGATATTACAAATTCAAATTTAGTTGTTCTACAACAAGCGATCGCTGGTTATGAACAAATCGGTGTAACATCTGGAGCAACTTTAACTTTTACTAATGGAACTACTTCAAATGGTAAAAATGCTGTTATTGATTTAGTAGGAACAATTACAACATCAGTTGATGTTATTGTTCCAGACGGAATTGAAAAAACTTATATTATTAAAAACTCTACAACTGGATCTCATGCAGTTAGAGTTAAAACTACATCAGGAACAGGTCCTTCATTTGCAACTACAGATAAAGGATATAAACTGGTTTATGTTGATGGAACAGATGTAACTGATGTTTCATTAGCTTCACCTCCAGGTGGATCTGATACACAAATTCAATTTAATTCAGGTGGAACTGCTTTTGGTGGTTCTGCAAATTTAACTTGGGATGGATCAAATGTTACGATTGGTGCTCAAGGAGATTTAAGATTAGCAGATAGTGCTGGTGGAGAGTATGTTGCATTACAAGCTCCTGCTACTGTTGCATCAAATGTAACTTTTACATTACCAGGTGCAGATGGTACGGCAGATCAAGTTTTAAAAACAGATGGATCAGGTAATTTATCATTTGCAACTATTTCTGGTGGTGCTGCTTATCAAGCAATTAAAACTACAACTTTTACAGCTGTTGCCGGTGAAGGATATTTTATTAACACAACAGGCGGCGCTTTTACAATGACACTTCCCGCTTCTCCATCTCTTGGAGATTTTGTAACATTCATAGATGTTACAGACCGTAAAATGGCAGAGCAGGAGCTGGAAAGGTTGCGTCTTTTGCTCAGCAACATTATCAACTCCATGCCCTCTGTGTTGATCGCAATAGATTCGGAGCGACGGGTTACCCTGTGGAATCAGGAGGCGGAAAATGCCAGTGGTGTCAGTGCCGACTGGGCACTGGGACATCTTCTCTCCGAAGTCAATCCAGATCTCGCCCAGGAAGTGGACAGGATCAAGGAGTATGAAGCGACTGGTTTGACCCGCCTTATATGTATCTTTCTTGACCCGGAGGATGCCGAACTGTTTGCCCAGGAGGTCATGCCAAAGCTGCGTAACCCTTAGCGTTGCATAAATTTGAGTTCAACACGCTTTAGATTAGGTCAGAAAGGGACGTTGGGCCATTTTCAAGGGCGAAAGCGTATTAAACATACGGTGAGGTCTTGAAAATGGAAAAACGTTTCTTGATGGCCTGATATAGAGCGAGCGCAGCGTTTTTGGGCCAAAGATTTATGCAACGTTGGGGTGAACTTGCAACATGAGGTCTGCCATGCCAATGTGGCAGCGGTTGGTATTCACGGCAGCGGCGATTGTTGTGGCCAGTCTGCTGGCCGGTTTGACCTGGCACCGGCTTTTCGTGCGGGGAGAATACCGCCGGTGCGGATTACTCGCCGACGAGCCGGATCTCCCTGCGGTGAGCTCTTCGGGCTAAGCTACCAGCAGCTTCTGGAGGCGGGTCAGGACCAGGGCCCGGAAGCCGGACCAGCTACGTCTCTCGGTCAGTGCCTGGCGGATGCAGGTCAGGGCCGCATCGTACTCGCCGGCATCCAGAGCAAGATACGCACGGGCACGCGTGTGCATCATCATGACGTACGCCTGCTGGCGACGTAGGGCGTTGCGGTCGGACTGCGTCGCGGCATACCGCTCGCAAAACTCGGTCACGCGCAGGTTGCGGGCGGTGTCGTGTTCGACGCCGTCGACGGGTTTCCGGGGTGGCGGATCGTCGCCCCCGCCGACGCCTTCGACTACGTGGGCCTGTTCAACACCGCCATGCTCGCGAAAAGCCCGACGCTGATCGTCGAGCACCAGCAGTTTTACACGCAGAAGTTCCAGGTGCCGGACGGCCCGCCGGATCACCGGGTCCGGTTCGGCACCGCCCGCGTCGTCCGCCCCGGCGATGCCGTGACGGTGGTGGCGTATGGCGCCGGCGTGCCGCGCGCGATCGAGGCGGCCGACGCCGCCGACGTGGATGCCGACGTGATCGATCTGCGGTCGCTCGACAGCAACGGGCTCGATTACG